GGCGACGATCCACGCAGAGGGACTGCCCAACCAGACGGCCAACGGAATGTGGATGGTCAGTATGGGCGGCAAGACTGCCGCGTCTGCGCAGACCACGCTCGGCAACGACCGCCAGTCGAATGACGGCGCCAGCAGCGACGTCGCTCGGCACATGTTCACCGACGGACTGCGGGCTGGCGTGGCCCCGGAGTCCTTCGTCCGACCGTCGCAGGGGAAAGACATCTCTGGCATGCACGCCATGTGGGAGATCGCCCCCCGCTACTACGACGACTCGACCGGCGACTGCTACGGCCCAATGGGTCGCGTGCTCGACGTGCGCGGCATCAACGTCGACCTGTGGGAAGCTGGCGACGAGATCATCCAGGGTGGCGACACCTGGGTGGTGTTCCCGGCAGAAGTCAAGTGGGTATCCGGCGCAGGCACCTCCGGCAACCTCGGCATCGCATACAAGAAGATCCCGTAATGGCACTACTACCATCAGCAGGAGTCGAGTGGGCAGGACCACTGGCAGGCAGCCCACCCGGGCGGACTACCGGTATGGTCGCGGTCCGCTCCGCGTTCAACCGCCGACTGTTCTGCGTGGCGGAGGCCAACACGGCCGAGTCCGGCGACACCGTCGTGGACGTCACGCCCGCGACTGGTCCGGCGCCGACCCCGACTGTAATGACCAGCCTGTGCGTGGAGTCGAAGCTCAACTGCGGCGAGGACTGGTTCGAGAAGATCCACGTCTACCCCGGCGGCGCGACCGAGAACCCGAACTACCTGCAGGACTTCAAGATCCTGTTCGGCGACATCCTCGACGACCTCGACCGGCCATACGAGATCTTCAACGCCTACCGCAGGAGCACGGCGACCCTGAACTCGATCACCCTTACTGGGCTCACCCCCGGCTTCGAGACCCCGGACACGATCGTCACCGACACGATCGGCCCACTCGTGTCGATGACCGACGCGACGTCGACCTTCAACGTCGACCTGACCACTGGCCTCGGCACGCTGGTCCTGCGGGACGTGCGGGCGAAGCGGGACGGCCTGTCCAAGTTCGACGGCCCGGCCACGTTCGGGTTCGACCTGCAGAACGTGACGATCAACGTCAGCGGCTCCCGCGTGGCGATGGTGCTGCCCAACTACTCGATGCCCTACCGCGAGGAGCTGGGATTCCTCACCGACATCATCCCGACCAGCGGCGGCAAGGAGCAACGCATCGCGCTGCGGAAGCAGCCCCGCGAGACCTACCGCGTCAAGTATGAGCTGGACGGACTGGAGCGACAGCAGTTCCAGGCGATCATGTTCGAGTGGCAGCACAAGAACTTCGGCGTGCCGCTACACCACCTCACCGTGCGGATGACCACGGCCTCGCTGGTGAACGCGAACCAGTTCCAGATCAGCGGCGCCGACGACAGTGACTTCCGCGTGGGCGGACTGGCGATCGTCTACACCGACTACTTCACCTACGACATCGTGGAGATCTCCGCGATCACCGACACCCTGCTGACGATCACCGGTCAGGCGCAGAACGCCTACCCCGTCGGCACGAAGGTCATCCCCGTCCGCGTGTGCCGCGTGAAGGGCAGCATCAAGAGCACGGTCACGAAGTTCAACGCGATGGAGACCTTCCGCGTCACCTACGAGTCGATCGACAACGACACCGGCACCCCGGCTGCGGACTCGACCGCGTGGAACTCGAACACCTACCTGGGCAAGGTCCTGCTGGACGACTGCAACATCATGGAAGGCGTGTCGATGCGGACCGAGCTGAAGCACAACACCACGGTGCTGGACAACGAGACCGGCATCGTCACGACGAACAGCGCGTGGGCCACGAACAAGCGGCACTCGGTCAAGGGCTTCTTCGCCCAGAGCCGGGCGGCCATCAAGAACCTGAAGAACTTCCTGCGTGCCATGCGCGGGAAGCAGGTCAGCTTCTACCTGCCGACGTTCCTGCCTGACCTGACCGCGGGCGACGACCTCGCGTCGGGCTCCACGAACTTCGACATCGAGCACATCGACTACACCCGGTTCATCCAGAGCCGGGAGTCCAAGGTGACATTCAAGATCACCTTCACCGACGGCAGCTCCCTGGTCCGCGTTATCCAGTCCTCCGCCGACCACCCGTCCGACGCCACCCTGGAGCGCCTGACCCTGGACACCACGTGGCCCTCCGCCAGGGGTGTGGCCGAGGTCGAGAAGGTCGAGTTCTACGAGAAGGTCCGGTTCAACACGGACAACTTCTCCCTCCGCTACTCGCGGGACGGTGTGGCCAAGCTGACGGCGCCGGTTGTGGTTGTTTTCGACTGACCGTTCTGCTACACTGAGAGCACCCCCATGACATACGACACCTACGAATCGAGCGTTGAAGGCTCGCGCCCAGTCGAGATCTACAAGGTCCTCCTGGGCCTGCAGGAGTTCTTCTTCACCAGCGGTGAGGACGACCTGACCGTGGATGGTGACGTCTATGAGGCCACAGAGATCAAGCGGAGCGACATCGCCATGGGGAAGCAGACCCGGGCGAAGGTCCTGACCGTGGAGATCGCCGCCGGGACCACCCTGGCCCAGCGCTACGTGGGCCCACCGCCAGGGCAGCGGGCGACCATCTCGATCTTCCGCCTCCAGCGGACACACGGCACGGGCGACAAGGCACTGATCTACTCGGGCACGATCAAGGCCGTAACCTTCCCCAAGAATGGCCAATTCGCCAACATGCAGTGCCAGACGCTTGAGGCGTCCACCAACCGCGCCGTGCCGCGATACACCTACATGGGCATGTGCAACCACCTCCTCTACTCCACGGCCTGTGGAGTCACCCAGGCGAGCTTCCAGCACGTGGGCCTCGTCTCCCTGGTGGACAACAACCTCATCACGATCAACGGCCTGAGCGCCTCCGGCCTGGACGTCAAGGGTGGCTACCTGGACGACTCGACCAACACGGAGAAGCGCCAGATCCTGGCCGTCTCCGGCGACATCGTCACCGTCCTGCTGCCCTTCGAGAACGACCCGACCGGCACCTCGATCACCGCCTACGCTGGCTGCGACCGGGTGGTCACCAGCGACTGCACGACGGTGTTCTCCAACGAGGAGCGATTCGGCGGGTGCGCCTTCGTCCCCAACCGCAACCCCTTCACGGCAGGACTATGACGCACACCGACCCCGACTTCATGCGCCTGGGCAACCAGCCGTGGTATCTTCGCTGGTTCGTGGGCATCCCGTCCCTGGCCATGTGGGCCACGGTCCACCAGCACGTCGTAGCAGAGCGGGCCGCGAGCCCGGTCCAGCACGCCGAGTTCCTGGTGGCGCTCATCGTCCTGATCATCGTGCTCATCGCCCAGGAGCTGCTGCGGCCGAAGCCCGAGTTCGAGGACGCGCGCCCGGGCGGCAACGGCGACTTCCAGTTCGTGACCGCGACCGAGGGCCGCGTGCAGCCGATCATCTGGGGCCGCTCCCTGCTGAACGGACCCAACTGCATCTGGTATGGCGACATCTCCGCGCTGCCGATCAACGAGTCGATCCGCACCGGCTGGTTCTCGAAGGAGCACTTCATCTCCGGCTACCAATACACGATGGGCGTGCAGTTCGGACTGTGCCGTGGCCCCGACGTGGAGCTGGTCCGGGTGTGGCTCGGGCGCGAGCAGAAGTGGCTGGTCTACGACGGCACCGTCTCGGGCATCATCACGGGCGAGGGCCGGTTCGACATCGACGAGCCCACCCTGCACTTCCCGACGGTGGGCGGCGTCCAGGCGACGTGCGACTTCTACCCAGGCAACAACACGCAGACGGTCAACGCCTACCTCGACGACGCGGCGCGGCAGCAGGTTCCGCCGATGACCACCGTCCCGGCCTACAACGGCATGAGCCACCTCGTCGTCCGGCAGATGACGGGCGCGGCGCCGACAGCTTCTGATCTTGGCGCATACATCGGCGACAGCACGAACGTCGACCCGTGGTCGATCGAGCTGCAGCGCTTCCCCGCGATCTTCGGCGGGCAAAGCGCGGGTGAGCACAAGGTCCCGGTCAGCACCGGGCTCGACTGCAACCCGATGAACGTGATCTACGAGATCCTCACCAACCTGGAGTGGGGCCTCGGCTTCACCGCTGGCGAGATCGACGTGGGCCCTGGGTCCAGCTTCCTCGCGGCGGCCGACACGCTGGCCACCGAGGTCAACGGCTGGTCCATGGTGCTCGACCGGCAGATCCCCGCGACCGAGCTGCTCGGCGAGGTGGAGCGCCAGATCGACGGCATCGTCTTCCTTGGGCAGGACACCGGCACGTGGCAGATCAAGCTGGCACGGAACGACTACACCGTCGCGGGCCTGCAGCTGCTCGACGAGACCAACTCCGAGTTCAAGGACTACCAGCGCGC